AGCAGGACGACGCAGCTGACGTCCTGGCAGTCCCAGCCTTCGGTCAGGACGGCCACATTGATCAGCACCTGGATCTCGCCCTTGTCGAAGGCCTTGAGCACCTTGCGCCGGGCCAGGTCGGGCAGATCGCCGTGGACCATGTCGGTCTTTATGCCGGCTTGCTTGAACCCATCCATGACGTGGCCGGCGTGGGAGACAGTGGAGCAGAAGACGACAGTCTTGCGGTCGCCGGCCTTGTCCTTCCACTCCTGGATCACGCGGTCGTTGACCGCCTGTTTGTCCATGATCCTGGACACCTGTTCCATGTCGAAGTCGGTCGCCGTGGTCTTGACATTGGCCAGGTCGCCGCGGATGTCGCAGTCGATCACGAAAAACCGGGGCTTCACCAGGAACCCGGACGAGATCAGCTCGCCCAGGGTGATCACGTCGGAGATGTTGTCGAAGGCCTCGCGCAGGGCCGCGCCGTCCCCGCGCTGCGGGGTGGCCGTGACGCCGAACACCTTGAGCGCCGGGTTCATGGTCCGGGCGTGGTTGATGATGTTGCGGTAGCTGTTGGCGGCCACATGGTGGGCCTCGTCGATCACCAGCAGATCCAGCTTGGGCATGGACTCCAGGTTGTCCTGGCGGCACAGGGTCTGGACCATGCCGAAGGTGACGCCCGGCGACCAGCGCTTGCGGGCCGCGGTGTACAGGTCGGTCTCGATCTCCGGGGCGACCGCCTTGAAAGTGGACCGGTTCTGAGCCACGAGCTCATCCCGGTGTTGGAGGATCAGGGCGCGGCCGCCCATGCGCTTGGCCACGGCCGAGAGCATGACAGTCTTGCCGGCGCCGGTCGGCGCGATCCCCAGGGTGTTGCCCTTGGACTCAAGGGCGTCGATGCAGCGTTGGACAAAGTCGCGCTGCCGCGGGCGTAGTTGCATGTCGGTATGCAGGATGGGGGGCGTCGGGATAGGCCGTCCAACCGGAGGCTTCACCGATGAAGGCATGGTAGCCGGGATGGAACCGACTCCTCCTTACTTTCCTGCCACGCCCCTTACCTTGAAAGAGAACCGGCCAGGTTTCCCTGGCCGGCGTTGATCAGAACGGGTTGTTGCCGTTGTTGTCGATCCCAAGATCGCCGTTGGCGCGCTTGGTGATCCACTTCGGGCCGTTGTTGATGGTCGGCTGGGACGGGGCGGCCGGGCGAACCTGGGGCTGCACCGGAGCCTGGGCGGGGGCGCCGAAGGCGGGCTGGCCGAACGCGGTCTTGCGCGCAGCCGAGCCGTCGCCGGTCAGCTGGGACCAGAGCTTGCTGGTGCCCGAGGTGGGCGCCGGGGACAGGAATTCGGCGACCTCGTTCTTGTCGTCGTAGCCCTGTTCGCCCTTCTTGACCTTGATCTTGATGGCGACAGTCAGGCCTTCCAGCGCGGCGATGACCTGATTGAAGGCGACGCCGTTGAACTTGTCGTAGGACCGGGCGTCCAGGGGATTGAACACACCGGCGGCCTCAAACATCCGGCACATGGCGGCGAGGCCCATCTGGGCGCCGTCGTTCTTGCCTTCGTTGCGGAGGGACTGGTTCTGGTTGCGCTCGTCCTGGGGGTTCATGACGATCGTCCAGACCTTGCGGCCGGTGAACGGGCCGTCGGCGATCGTGAGCTCCAGGTTGGCGTAGCTGCCGCCGGTGCGCTTGGACTCCTTGATGCCGGTCGGCTTGACCACGGCGAACGCGAGGGTGCCGTGCGGGATGAGGGCGCTGGGACCGGAGGAACCGGAAGCGCCGGATTGGGAGGTGAACATGATGTTTTCTTGGTTTTTTGGGTTGGTTTTTAGGATGCCTTTTGGGGCAGAGTGGTGACGATCTCGGTGTCGATGCGCTGGCCGGTGCGGATCTTGGCGATCAGCTCGCCCAGGTGCGGGGGCTCGACCATGTCGAGGCGGCCGGAGCGGTCCTTGGCCGGGTAGCCCCAGGGGTTCATCTGGGTGCAGACCAGCCCGCGGTAGCCGACGCCTTCCGGCGTGGTGAAAGTCTGGAGCGTGACCACCTGGTCGAAGATGCCGGGCAGCTCGCGCCCGGTCTTGGAGCCCTCGATCTGAGGCGTCCAGGTGATGCGGTTCAGGTCGTCCTTCTCGGAGTCGAGGATGCCGACCACGATGATGGACTTGTTGCTGTGCTGCAGATGGGTCAGCCAGCGGATCATCTCACGGCCCAGGAGTCCGTAGGCCCCGCGGTTGTCGGGCTTGCCGGTCTTCTCGGACATGGCCTCGGGCTGGATCTGCGACCACTTGAGGGCCTCGCGCGAGGCGACAGTGATGGAGTCCACGAAGATGGTCGTGTACTTGGACAGGTCGACGCCGGCGAACACCTCGGCGACCTTGTTGTACATGGCCTGGCTGTAGGGGCCATCCCGGTCGGCGGGATCGGGACCGCCGATGTAGAGGGCGAGCGCGCGGGCGATCTCCCACGGGTGGGCGCCCAGGCTGATAGCCGCTTCGCGGACATCCAGCACATCGCCGGCCCAGTCCTGAATGGCGAGGGTGCCGGCTTCCAAGTCCACGAACAGGGTGTTCTTGGGGTCGAGGGTGCGGGCGAGCGTGGTCTTGCCTACTCCGGAGGGTCCGAAGATGGCGATGTTGATCTTGGGGACGGCCTTGAGTCGGTCGTCCGCTTTGATGATGCGGATCATGATGTCGGTTGGGTTGGGTGGAAAACTTACGCCAGGCTGATCTTGGGGTCGGTGTGCTCGACAGTCCGGGCCTCGTTCAGGGAGGCGATCAGGGTGTCGTCGGTCAGGGCCTTGTAGGTCGTTTCCTTGACGGAGAACTTGATGCTGAAGATCTTCTCGACCTTGTCCCAGGGCATCTCGGCGGCCACCGCCTGGAGGCGCTTGGAGTCCCAGGTGATCTTGGGCTTGAGCTCGTAATTGAGCTTCACGCCGTCGATGTCCACAGTGATGGACCCCTGGGTCTTGCCGGCTTCGGCCAGGGCCGCGGCGAGCTGGTCCTTGGTGCGCTCGTTGAGGGCGTTCTGGATCGTGGCCTTGGCCTCCTCCAGCTTGGCGATGGCCAAGTCGAGCTTGCGGATGTTGTCAGCCAGCTCCGGCACGGAAGCGCGCGGAAGCTTGGTATCGGGATTGATTTCAGTCATGTCGGTTTTGGTGGATGGAATTGGGTCCGGGCAGGAGCGTCCGCACATACTCGGAAATAACGAGGGGCTTGCCCTCGCGCTTGGCCAGCTCCATCAGGATCAGGAGCTGGGAGGACGGGATGGATGTGCGCTCGGTCCACTTCTCGATCGTCTTGACCGAGATGCTGTGGCGCATGGTGGTGTTCAGCCGGCGCCACAGCTCAGTGCGGCCGCCGAAGCGTTTGATGATGGCTTTGACATCAAGCTGATACATCGGGATGAACGGACCCTGCCCGGCCCAGGTCATCGCGCAACCACAAATTGTAGGACTGTCAGCGGTTCTTTGTGACCCGGTAAATGATAGCACCTAGGACGGCCGTGGATCCGAACGCCATGGCCAGGGCGATGTCGCGCGTGGCCTTCATGGCCAGGGTCGCCTGGCTCAGCTGGTGCTCCAGGTTCTTGTCGTCGGACTTGACCCCGGCATCGGTGATCAGGAGGGCCATCGTATTGGAGTCCTGGAAACTCTGGATCGTGTATTGCAGCAGCCAGGCGGTAGCCCCGGCGCACAGGATGGTCACGATGGCCGAGACGCCGACGGCGTAGATGTCGTTAGCGTTTCCGCTTTCCGGCTTTGGCTTGAGCTTTGGCTTCATCGAGCTTGGCGTTGAGCTTGGTACGGACCATGGCCAGGGTCCAATCGGCGACTTCCGGGGCCGCGTAAGACAGGGCGCCGACGGCCGCGAACTGAAGGTGGATCGAGCTGATGTATTCCTTCACGACCATGGAACTGAAGAAGCCGACGACGCACGCGACGAAGATCCGGCGGGCCACATACCCGACCGACTGTTTCTCGGTACTCATGACCAGGCGTGCGGTCATGGCGCCGGCGCCCAGGGCCGCCGCCGTGGCCCCGTCGCGGATCACCTGGTTGACTTCCTCAGGGTTGTTCGGGGGAGGGGGGCTCATTGACTGTGTCTCGTGCCTTATCGAAAGCGATCCAGGCCAGGAGCCCGGCGCCCATGGCCAGGGTGGATCCGGCGATCCAGGCGAACCATGGGCTGTCGATAATGTAGGGGATGGCGCCGGCAAAGGCCCCGGCCAGGAGCAGCGGGGCGCCCTTCTTGATGCTGGCGAAGGCCATGGCCAGGCCGCCGGCGACGACCAGGACGGCTCCGGTCAGGGTCCAGATCTTCCGATCAGAGTCTTTTTCGATCCGGACTAGGTCGGCCTGGAGCTGCTTGTTCTGGTCTTTCAGCGCCTTGATCTCGGCTGCGCTGGCGGCCGCGCGCTTCTCGCCCTCGTTCCAATCGGTCGTCAGCTTGGTCAGGACCTTGCGCGCGTACTCCATCTGGGCCTGGTAGGCCTTGTCGTCCTGGGCCGCAGCCCTGGCCAGGGCGAAGGCCTTGTCGCCCTCGCTGGCCGGCGGCAGATAGGCCTGGGCTAGCTTGGCCTCGGATCTGACCACGGCCGGTTTCTCGGCGTTGGTCTCGATCGCCACCAGGGCGCCGGCCACCCGGCCATCGATCTTGTCCTGGGTCTTCCCGATCTTGTCCAGGGCTTCGCTGCCGGGGGACGGCTGCGGATCAGGGGCCGGCGGCGTGGCGCAGCTGGCCAGGATCAGGGTGACTGCCAGGAGAGCCTTCACTTTTTGAATTCGTCGGCGATGGTCTTGGCCTTCAGCTCAAGGCGCTGGGCCTTGGCGACATTGTTGCGGTACAGCAACGCGCCGCCGACGGCGCCGGCGATGAAGGAGAAGGCAGAGGCGAGGAGTAGGGCGATCATGGTGAGGATTATTTACCAGGGGCTGGTCGTGGTTGGCGATAATTGTATGGGTTCTTTGGCTCCCTCTTTTTGTCGGTGGGCTCGGGCTGCGTGGCCTCAATCGCCTGGTTGGACAGGGTCGTGTCGTTGGCTAGCATCGAGGCAGCCGTGCCAACCAGGGGATTGATCGCGGCGGCGCCGGCAACGACAGCCCCCTTGACCGGCGGGATGGCGGCCTTGACCGCAGCCTTGTTGGCCGAGGCCATGGCCTTGTCGTATTTCTCATCCGGGCCGATCGCCGCGGTGGCGTAGCCCTTGGCTGCGCGCGCCGTGTTGATCCCGTGCTGGCCAACGATGCCGCCAGGCGGCTGATCGCGCATGACGAACTTCATGGCCTGTTCGACCTTCGGGCCGAAGACGCCGGCGTAGGAGGCTGCGTCCGTGAACTGGGCCCACCAGGGGTCGTTCTCGTGCTTCAGGGTGGCCTCGGTCGGGTAGAGCTCGCGGCGAAGCTTGAACATGCCGGCGAAGGCGGCGATCGCCATGGGCATCATCATGGCCGGGGCGATCAGGCGCATCCGGTCGGCCATGGTGTAATCCCCGGAAACGGCGCTCCGCTTGAGGTTGTCGTAGATCCGGCTGTTGGCTTCGGCCGCGTAGCTGTAGGCGAAGCTCTGCAGCTGCAGGAACATCTTGCCCATGAGGTTGTCCTGGAACACGGGCCGGTGGGCCCGGTTCGCGCGGACCGCGCTCTGGTTCGTGAACCGGACCTGGGCTTCCTCGTAGAGCTTGGACATCGGGCTGCCGTCCGTCATCATGTCCATGCGCTGCTGGGGCTTGGCGGCCTTCAGGGCATCCATCCAGGTGATGAAGGCCTGGTGCTCGGACTCGGGGACGCCGAGCTCGATCAGGTCCTGGCGCGC